TGCAATTGAAAACGAGGCTTGGAAAAATGTTAACCAAATTTATAAAAATGTTAAATATCAATCAACGGATACAATCTTTGGTTCAGGTTTGATGTATCAACAAGGAAAAATTGGTAAACCACAAAAAATTACACGAAAAGTTGAGACGGTAACAGAATACAGAAATAACCCCCAAACTTTCGGTATTATGGGGGGTGATAAAATTGTTTTATTATCACACAAGAGTTCAATACCAGGTAAAGAAAGAATTAATTTAATTGATACATTATATGGTATTGATATTGACAAATTAACGGATGATGTACTTCCAAATACAAGTTCAATGGTTAGGGGTGAGGAATTAATTGAATTATTAAACATCATTGTTAGATATATGATTTCACACGTTCACGCAATGCCAGGTTCAGGTCCAGTACCTGTTTCATTAGACGGAACACAGGTGAATGAAATACTAAAACAATTAAATGATGCCTCTCAGAAAGTTTTAAATACAAATATTCGTTTGAATTGATATTTATTATAAAAAAGTAATAATGTCAATCCACAGGTCATATTTTAGCAAGAACGACACCATACTATACAACAACTACGTAAACACAGGTAGAAACCCAATTACGCAATTGTATTTTGGTTCATCACCAACATCATTTGCCCCTCTTTCATATTCAAGATTTATTTTTGATTTGGATTTGTCTCAATTAAGAGCAAAACTTGCCGATGGTGTTATATCAACAGGGTGTACGTCAGCAATGACACACACATTAACGATGATTAACACAAGTTCATTTGATTTAGAATTATTAAATTCTGTAACTTCAGAAGGTACAAGAAGGGCAACATCATTTGACTTAGTATTATTTAGAATTCCTTTGTTCTCAGGAACAACAGGAAGTCCCCAATCTTGGGATGAAGGTGTTGGATATGATTATGCAAATTTGGTGACAAACACACCAACAGGTAATGCAACAACGACACAATTTTATGGTGACAAATCTTATTCTGATAGACCTGCAAACTGGTTCCAAGCAACCACAATTGATTTATGGAGTCAATCGGGTTTATATGACAATGAAAACACAGGTAATGTAAATTATAACGATTTGGTTATTGTTGACAGACAACACTTTGAATTTGGTAATGAAGATATCAACTTTGATATGACCAATGAAATTAACGGAATTCTTAATGGTAGTATCACTGGTGTTACAGGTTGGGGTGTTGCTTATGTTCCTGAGGTTGAAAACATTACAGGACTTACAGAACAATATTCTGTTGGATTCTTTACAAGACACACACAAACATTCTACGAACCATATCTTTTAACTGATTATGATGATTTAATTCAAGACGATAGGAACTTGTTTGTATCAAATAAAACAAACAAACTTTATCTATATGTTTACCAAAACGGTAATCCGTTAAATTTAGATTCAGACCCAACGGTTGATATATTTGATTCTGATGGTTTACCACTATCAGGACATACAGGTTTAACAACATGTTTGGTAACAAAAGGTGTGTATGAAGTATCAGTACCACCTATTAGTGGATATACCAAACCATGTCAATTTACTGATGTTTGGAAGGGTATTGTCATTGATGGTGTATCAATAGACGACATAACAAACGAATTTGTATTATACAACTACTCAAAAGAGTTTACAATAGGTTCAGTATCAAAAGAACCATCATTATATGGTTTTGAGGCTTATGGTATTAAACAAAACGAAAAGATATTAAATACCGACATTAGAAGGGTGGGAATTATAATCAAAAAAGCTTACACCGGAAATGAAGTTTTAAACAAGGTAGATGCTCAATATAGAATATATGTTAAAGAGGGTACTACTGAAGTTCAAGTTCAAGATTGGACTCCAATAAATAGAACACCAAATGAATACTATTTTGTTTTTGATACAAGAGACAAAATACCTAATGAATATTTTGTTGACATTAAAGTGACATCAAGTGGTGAAGTGGATACTTATAAGAAAGTATTACAATTCCAAATCGTAAACAAAAAATAATATGAAAAAAACAGTTAAGTTAACAGAAAATGATTTAATGAACTTAGTTAAAAAAGTTCTTAATGAAAAGAAAACTGATAGATATATGTTCTTCAGCAATCTTCAACAAATGCAAAGACAATGTGAAATGTTGTTAGAAATGGACCCTAATATGATTGAATCTATTTTAGATAACGGTCACGATTGGGCTCAAGACCATATCGCAGAAGCAAAAAATAATATGGACCAAGTATTTGATTTCTTAATGAATGAAACAAAAAAAGATGATATGGAAATGGTTGACACCATGGATATTGATATGATTGAGGAGGCAAAGAAAAAGAAAAAAAATAGAAAAAAGACAGGTACACCATTATGTGCAAGAGGTATTGCGGCAGCTAAATCTAAGTTTGAAGTTTATCCTTCGGCTTACGCAAACGGTTATGCGGTACAAGTTTGTAAAGGAACTATGCCAGGTAATGATGGTAAGAAAAAATGTTCAGGAGCATATTGTTAAATTTTTTAACACATAAATAACATTTGAAATCCCACTTTTGTGGGATTTTTTTATTATATTTGTCATATGAAATTTGCACTAATTGCTCACGATGGTAAAAAGGCTGAGATGGTTGCCTTTGTAATGAAAAAATTAAAATTCTTTAACTTACCAAATATTGATATTGTTGCAACAGGAACCACAGGTAAAATGATTAAAAATGCTGGTGTGGACAAAGTTGATACGGTTAATAGTGGACCAATGGGTGGTGATGCTGAAATCGCATCAATGGTAACAAAAGGTGAATTGGAAGGTGTAATATTTTTTAGAGACCCCTTAGATAAACACCCACATGAACCAGATGTTCAAATGTTGTTAAGACTTTGTGATGTTCACAATGTACCGTTGGCGACCAATTACAAAAGTGCCGATATTCTTATTGGGTATTACGAAGGTTTGTTATCATGACCACACTTATGACAAATATAAGGGTCATTCCCACCTTCAGATAATTTCCAAGACCAATCACACTCATCACAAATAACTCTACTTTTTGTAACTTCTTCTTTAAGAATGGCGGTAATTAATCGTCTAACTGATTCGTTTTTCTTTTTCTTCTTATGTGAAACCCAATTAGGTTTTTGACCTTTACCCGTTTGAGTATCTTTTTTTTCAACTCTTCTTTTTTGTTGACAAGCACTTTTTTTCTCAGCATCAGTCATTTTACCCGCAACACCCGCAGCTCTACATTTTGGATATGACCCCTTATCAGCATCACTTCTACCACAAGGTGGATGTTTACCATCCTTATCTTTCCTACAAATGTCTACCCAAGGACCTTTAGGTTGTTTACTACCTTTTGGTTTTTTCTTTTTACCAAACCAAACCGCCAAGTCTTCTTTTAATTTCTTGTCATTATCCATAAGATTTACTATATTACTATAAATATACTAATTATGGAGAATAACGAAAAAAGACCAATAGGAAGATTGTTTGGTTGTATTGATTATTATGACATAGAACAATTAAATTCTTTGATTGAAAATATGTCAGAACCACAACTCAAATTTATGTGTATTAAAGCATTGGAATATTCATTTGAAAGGGGTGTTTTTTCTTTACAAGAAACAGAAATAGTTTCAAAATGTGTTAGGGGATTAACTAATATCACTGATGAGAACTGATAGAGAAAAAGAATTATCATCCATTATTGTAGAGGGAGAACGTATCTTAGTTAAGGCTTATTTTAATGGTCACAAACATTCAGGTGGTGACGAATATCAAGATATTAGAGATAAGGTTGAGATTGCTAGGTGTGAACTTTTTAATGAAAATCCACTATATTGTAAACCACAATATCGCAAAAAAAAGGGGACCAATTAGGTCCCCTTTCTATTAAGTTAGATTCAATTATCTCAACTCGTTTAAGTCAAATGTTCTAACACCATCAACTGTGATTTTACCGTAGAAACGGTTGTTCACCATCTTCTTAGCGTATCTTGTCATGATACCCTTGATTGGTGTGAAGTTGAATGGATTATACATTGTTGGAGTTAATTGAAGAGGTACATACGGTGCGTAGATGTAACCAGTGTCAAGTAAAGACGTACCTTTGTGACCCAACAATACTGTGTTTGGTGGGAAGTAAGGGTCTCTATAAACCTGATATCTACCAGCCAAAGTACCAACTCTTTCAATACCCATGTTGTATTGGTCTTGCTCTGGAGAAGCGTTTGATACGTGGAAGTACTCCAAGTCGTCAAAGATTGCACTTATCTCTGAAGATACAACAATCCAGTTAGCTCCACCTCTCAATGTTGATTTGTGGATTTGTGCTGAAATTTGGTTGATTGCAGTGATAAGAGTTTGGTTCCAGTCCTTCTGAGTGTAAGGAACTGCGTTAGAACCTAATCTCTTCCATCCGTTGTAATCCCAACGTAATGTCCAAGCCGCACCTTTTCTCAAGTCTCTCAAGATTTCACGGTCAATCTCAGCTGCGATTTGCTCTGACAACAATGCTGTCAATTCAGCCTCAGCGTCAATGTTATGGAACGCAGCTACGTCCTGAGCTAATTCAGGTGACCACTGTGCTCTAAGTTTTCTTTCTGTAACAGAAACTGTTACTGACTCAAGGTCAAAAGAAACTTCACCGATTTTATCTTCAAACTCTAACTCTTCATATCTTCTGTATACCGCGATGAACGCTGCACTGTTAGCTGAAGAAGCTGAGAATGTTGTACCTGTGTAACCATCTAATGATGAATCACCACATGAGATACAAACTGGTGTTTGAAGGTCTACTTCTAAGTAGATTTCTCCGTTAGCGTTACAGATGTTGTCGTAGTATCCACCACCACCATTAGCTGGCCATGCAGCTTGTGCTTGTGAACCGTACTGAACAATACCTTTACCGTATTTCTGAGTTACTACTCTGAACAACTGAGCTCCTGTTCCTAAATCCCAACCAGCTTGACCTGATGTTGCAACTGTTGGAACAATTTTCAAATCGCTTAAGAAAGCTTCGCTATCCATTTCCTGACCATCAGGACCGATAAGTTTACCAGCACCTGCTGATGCGAAACCTGTCATTTTTAACAACACTTTTCTGTAGTTATCTTCAGAATAGTCTGCGATATCTAAATTACTACCATTCCATACAACAGTATTAGTTGTTGCAGTTACTGCTGTCCATCTACCTTTTGAGTAGTCAAACAATCCTGGAGGGTCCAAAGATGCTTCGTTACCTTCGTAGAATAAATCGTAAAGGTTTTTAGCGTATGAACCATCACCGATGTAACCAGCATCAGGATTACCTGGGTAGTTTCCTGGTGAACCTACAGGTGCGTAGTGTTGACCTGACTGATTAGCGGTACCACCTGTGTAACCTTGAATTTTAGGTACAAAGTAGAATAACTTACCAATTGGTAAATTCATTGCTTGTACAGAAACGATGTCGTTAGACAAAAGTTTAGAGAATACTCTTCTAACAATTGGAAAAACAACAGTTTCAAATGAACCACTGTCTGTAGTTGATGCAGCTTCGTTAATTAAGTGAGACGCTTGGTTCTCGTATAATTGAGCTACGTTTTCTTTAAGGTGACCTTTAAGACCCTCTAAGAATCCTAATTTGTCCCATTTGTTGATTGTGTCTTCTTTGATAACTTTCAAGTGCTTAAGACCGATGTTACCAACTAGACCTGATTCTAATAATGCTCCCATTTTAGTTTTATTTTAGTTTTTAAGTTTTATTTTGTTATTTTAGACATTAAGTCTTTCATTCTTAAGAACTGTGGATTCTCATAAGTCTTAGACTCAATCAAATTAACCGCAGAACCTGAAGAATTAGTCTTCTCAATTTTTTGCTCAAGAGACTCGTTTATTCTTGAATTACCACCTGATAATTCATTTTTAATTAAGCTGTACAAATTCTTAGACTCTTTAAGAGTTTCAACATCATCAAATCTTCTTAAAATGTTGATTTTCTCTTGTTTAGTTGTTGAATGTTCAGTAAACAATCTTGTAGCGTATGCTAAGTTTGAGTTGAAAACTGCAACTTCATTTAACTTTTCTCTAAAAATGTTAAGTGCTTTTCTGTACTCTTCATTCTTTTCTCTAAGTAATTGTACTTCTTCTTTTGATACTCCCTCGAACGTTAAGTTTCTATTGTTAGTGATTCCTTTTCTTAAACCACGACCTTCTTTAGAACCCATTCCGTAAGTACGTGATGCTTCTTTAGCCTCTTCTTTTTTAGAGTCTTTGTCCATAGTTTTCACATTTGAATACTTACGGTCACCTGCTCTTTTTTCGTCAGCTGCTGCAACATCTCTCTTACCCTTTAAAGACATTCCTGGTTTTTTACCCTTGTCTTTACCTCCAAAGTGGTCGTCTTCTTTATCATTAAAACCTTGTTTCTTAGGTTTTTTAGCTTCACCCATTTCAACTTCAACTGTGTCGTCCGAAACCTCTGTATCGTCATCATCAAAAGAGATTTCATAAACGATGTCATCATCTTCTTCCATTTCAGAATAATCACCTTCTTCCATTTCAGAGTAGTCACCTTCCATTTGCTCTTCAGCAAAAATCTTGTCAAGTAACTCTTCTGCAGAAATGTCTTCACTACCATCTTCCATTGAGAATTCATCAAATTCTAAATCTTCTTCTTCCATAGGTTCAACACCTTTGTCAGATTCAGACATTTGAATGATGTATTCAACATCTTCATCAGAATCAGATAAATGAATCTCATCATCGTCTTGTTTTACGATAATACCATCAGAATCATCCATCATTTTGAAAACTTTCAAAATTTCTTCATCAGATGCACCGGTAAGGTCAATAGGTTCAATGTCAATATCTAACATTTCCTCATCGTTTTCATCTTCATCAGAACCCATTTCAATTTCAACTTCTCCCTCGTCTTCTGATTCTTCGTCACCCATTTCAACGTCTTCCATGTCACCCATTTCTTCCGCATCCATGTCTAACTC